GGCGGCAGCGGCTGAGCCGGCCACGGTCACCAGGGGGGCGGCCTCGTAGGTGGAGCCACGGCCCTGGACCAGCATGACCAGGATAGCCACGAGGAGACCGATGATAACAGCCTGGGTAAAGATCTTGCCAAACTTGAATGCCATTTATATTTTGTTAATATTTTTTTAGTGCGTTAAAGCTTTCAACTTCCTTTCTAAAAAGGTTTCAGAATGGACGTGCCGCCTATGGATCTTGACGATGCTGAAACCCGTCTGCTGGATGAAATCTCGATCGAAGTTCCTGCGAAAAAGACGATTGCCGTCCGCCCCAAGCCTGCGAAACCTAGTCCATTTGCTAAGCGTTCCGCGGGTCCCCGTGAAGACATGAATCCTCCTGATGATGTCGGTATGGACATGTTCATGAACCCTGGGAAGCGGACCGCGCCTCCTCCACCTATGCATGAGGAGTACGATGACGGGGAGGAGGACGAAGCCGCAGGCTTCGGACCAGAAGGGGGACAAAATGGATTCGGTCCCGGCGGCGGAGGTGGCGACCAGATGCCTTCTGAGGGCTACAAGACCATCGAGGACGAGAAGGCTGATTTGCTGAACAAGATTACTCGGCTGAACAAGAAGGGTATTCAGTCGAGCGCCCGTCTGACGATTTACAGCGACATCGAGGAGATTCGCACAGAGTACAAGCGGATGACGTATTCCATCGATGTCGAGCGTTCCATCAAGTTCCAGCGGCGTATGCTTGTGGCTTGTGTGACGGGCCTGGAGTTTCTGAACGACAAGTTCGATCCGTTCGACGTGGAACTGAACGGATGGTCCCAGAACACCATGGAGAACGTCGAGGATTACGACGGCGTCTTTGAGGAGCTGTACAACAAGTACAAGACGAAGGTACAGGTGGCACCAGAGGTGAAGCTGATCATGATGGTTGGTGGTTCGGCGATGATGTTCCACCTGACGAACAGCATGTTCAAGGCGGCGGTACCGAACGTGACTCAGGTTATGAAGCAGAACCCAGGTCTGATGCAGAACATGATGGATGCTGTACAGCGTACGCAGCCGGGTGCCGGTCCGGGTTCAGCAGAGCCTCCCGCGGGCGGACTGCGGCGCGAGATGCGCGGGCCAGGAATGGACTTTGGGTCGCTGATGGGTATGATGGGACCTCCACAGCCGCAGATGAGTCGCCCAGCGCGGCAGGACGACGACGACGTGTCTGACATCGTGAGCGTGGACGCGGGCGACCCGGACATGCGCGAGGTGGCGGTGAAGGGGAAGGGGAAGGGGCGGCCGAAGAAGAAGGAAGTGTCCCTCTAGAAAGTGAGAGACCCGAAGGGTCTCCTTTGTAGAGTACAGCGGCGCATCCGAGATGTGTTACCCGTAAAAAACTTCTAAACATTAAGTAATGGCGGTGGCCTTTGCGCCATTCGATGATAATAGTGACAGGCCCCCAGTACGGCCTTCAAAAGCTTTTGTAAATAAAGGACCTCTTCCAGTTTCAGACAATACAGAGTGTAATTACATTTTAATGGGGTTTATTGTGGGTATTTTCGTGCTCGGCCTCGTGGACTCTATGAGAGGTTCAAAATAGACACTTGCCTTTCCCGAAAACCTCGGTGGGTTTCTCCGGTCGGTCATTAGCTTCACTAATGACCTCGAACCCCCCTTCCCTATAAACCTTCAAGCGTTTGCGATACATTGCGAAAAACACAGACCATTGGTCAGCAATGTCGAAAATCAATGGATCGTTCAATTTACCCGCCGTTTCACGCATGATACGGCCGATAGATTGCTTAATGTCGCTCTTGGGTGTGGCTAAAATCACAGTGTCCAAAGCAGGGATGTCCAGGCCCTCGTGAGCCAACTGAAACGTGGCAACCACTATGGGACTCTTGGAAGACTCTTCCAGGTCCTTCTCCTTCATCCCACCAACATAGAGTTTAGCATTAGAGCCTAGCCTATTTTGTAAGTAAAAGCAATGTTCACGCCGGTCGCTAAGTACCAGTACTCGCCGCCCGTCCGCGAGGGCGTCTTCAGCCGTCTGAACGATGAGGTCGTTCCGAGCCTCGAGTTCAGTGACGATGTTGATCATACCAGCCATGTTAAGCTGACCAAAGCGCGTTACGGGTGGGGACTCTTTGAAGGCTTGATCCGTATAATTGAGCGTTGTGACCTTTGTCGTCCCTTGATTGACCCGCTCGACCTTGAAGAACTCGGGACCAAGGAACCAGTACAGGAGCCGCGTAAGTCCATCCTTGCGTTCTGGCGTCGCAGTAAGTCCGAGCGTGTACCGTGGACAAACCTTGAACATGAACTGTGAAAAGGCGGGGGCGCCGATATGGTGAGCCTCATCCACAACTAAAAGGCCTATAGAATCAAAAGCCTTCTTGTCAAACTCGCGCTGGGACATCGTCTGGATCATGGCGATGACGAAATCCTTTTCAATGTCAAAGGTGTCCCCTTGGACGCGGCCGATGGTGGCGCCTGGGCAAAACTCCTTGATCTTGTCGACCCACTGGTTCGCGAGAAACTCTTTGTGAACGACGATCATGGTTCGGACCTTCAATTGTGCCGAAAGAGCCAGGGCAACCGTAGTTTTCCCGAATCCGCAGGGAAGGGACAGAACGCCCCCTCCCGTTTCTTCAAAGGCTTTACTTCCAGCTGCAAAGGCTTCTGGTTGTCGCGTCGCGTCTCGTAGGCGTCCAGTGAAAACAATCCCAGGAGCCCCAGCACAAGCAGGGCGGGTGTCCCTGGGGGGCGGCCCGAACCTCCCGAGGCCATAATAGCGGGGAACGACCAGCGTCCGCTCCCCTTTGACTTGTCTGAAAACCTTGAAGGAGGGACCGAACCCGGGCCCGGAAGACCCAAGAGCATTTGTCTGTGGTCTAACAGTGAGTTCCCGCTTTATTTCAGACTCGTTTTCTGATTGGACGACATATCCGTTTCTTGTGAGCAGGGAACCGGAGGTTCCCGTCGGTGAATTCATTACCCTAAGAGTCGGTAATTTCTCTAAAGCTCACAAGGATCCAGTGGTTGACTCCGTCCCAGACCTTCTTTTCAATTTCAATTTCAATTTCATCACCCTTTTGAAGTTCCTGGACGGTTTTTGTTCCAAAAACCCGACACATGACGCGGCCGTACCTGAAGGGCACCTTGACACGGGTCACGCGCCCTTCAATTAAAATTTCCAGGTACTTGCGTCCGTCCCAGTCGTAGTAGGGTGTGTGGACGACCCCTCTCATTGGATTTCCAGGACGAGATATTTTTATATTAGAATAAAGTAGCTGAGGATGCCGCCTCCATATATCACGGATCATATAACTCCTCTAAATTGGACGGAGGGTGGCGCCAATTTAAAAACTCCATGCACCATACCCAATGATGAACCTAATTGCCCAACCGGCATGACGGCTATTTCAGATGGCGTGGCATGTGGTACTTACTGTGATAAAGCTGTATGTATCGCGTCTACAATGTCAAACAAATATTCCAGAAATTGTGGCCGAGATCCCGCCCAGGGCCCAGGGACGATGTGTCCATCGATCGGCGCCACGACGAGCAGTTTCGTTTATTCACAGGGAACGGGTGGCGCAAAGGGAACGGCGGCAACAAACGCCAAGATTAAATGTACATACACAACCCTTCCTTCTGATGCAAAGCTTTTTTCAGATTCTGACATGACTATTTTTCCCGAAGGCACTAGAACCCAGATGCGCAATGATAGGTGTTCTACATTCAATTATACTGCTCTCAAGGCGGACACGACGACATGTAAGAGATTTTACGACACCCAAGGAACCGGAACCTATGACGCTGAACTTTTTAAACGCATAGTGGCTGAAGGGCCTTCGTGGATAACGAACAAATCCAAGCGCGATTTTGTGATGACGTGTATTACCGGGGAGAGTGTAGACCTTGCAAGAGACGCGACGAATTTGTTTCTAGACCGAATCAATGGTGTGAATGGAAATTCTTACTCCGGTATTGCCGTGTCGAATATGCCATCCGACCTGAAAGATACTTGGGGTCAGTACAGTGAGATTGTGGGGTTCATAAATCAGCTTTTACGCACACCAATCGAAGCGGCGGGTATAAATATACCTGCACTAACACAGACTCTAGTCATCGCTACTATTCGTGCTTATTGTTCATCCCATTCCGATCACGGGGCGTGTAGTTGTGTGAATGCGGTGAAAGTGGGTTCTGATGGTGTGGATCCTTTGACGCGATGTGGAACGACCGATGCGGCATTGCCCGGATGTGATGATCTCAAATATCTTAACGATGCTTTCAATTCGGTTACTTCGCCCAATCTCGCACCATTTGTTATGAATGTAAAAAGGGCATTCATTCCAAGATGTTATTCCAGTGCGTGTACATCAGCAGACGTTGCCGGAAGCCAATCAGTGCTTCGCCCTGACGTGTATCAGGCGACGGCATGTAATTCAACACTTACTGTTTGTTTCGGAAGTATCAAAGCGGGAGGGAACATTTCAGGGGACATTAACATTCAGCAGAATTGCGCCGCCGGTACAAATCAAGCAATTCCTAGCCAGTTGACTTCCACACAAGACAGATCCGGTGAGACTGTAACCGTCGGGTCGCCCCCCGCAACTGGCGGGGGTGCGCCACCACCTCCAACAACATCCGGCCCTCCGCGCCAAGGGTGTGTAAATGGCACGTGTAACGAGGGGGGTGTCACGTTTAATGAAAGTGATTTGATCATTAAGCGAGGCAAGAGTGAGTTTGTTGACAAGTATCTACAGACGCCAACGAAACAAAAGGGGGCCTTTGGTGCTATTATTTTCTGCTTGTGTTGCTGCTGTTGTTTGATACTTCTGATGATGATGAGTGGAGGAGGGGGCGAAGTATCAACAGGTCCTGTAGGCCCGATCGGACCGTCGGAGACCAATTTAGCTCAAGAAAGACTCGGCGCGTTACTTGCTAAACTTTAAGCATACCGAGACTTGGCGATGTTGGCACCCGCTGATACCGCCGTCGTCGCCGTCTCCTGACCCGCCGGGCTCATCATGAAAGCGAGTATACCTCCACAGAGTACACACAGAACGATCACGCACCCGATAATCCAGGTTTTGGCAACATCGGCGCCAATACCGAAAATACTGGCAATACCTTCAAACAGATTGTCTAAAAGGTTCTTGGAAGTTGCCGCCGCCGTCTGTTCAGCCGTGTTTATTACACTGGCTATCGTCGTATTATCCATGATCTGTGTAGCGACCGACTCCAAAACATTTTTCGCAACTATTTTAGCAACTATACCCTGGTCGATCGTAATGTCGGCATTTTTCCCGACGTTTCCTTTAATAACTATAGTTCCGTCATTTTTATTAAGGGTCTCATCAACGAGTTTATTATAGTTGCTCAGCTGCGTCGTCTGCGAAGTAATAGACTGAATAGTTTGATTTATTTCCACATCATTCTGTGTTGCGGCTTGGCCCCCTCCCGTCGACGCGGTTGCTTCGGCCGCCTGACTGACCATGCTTTGCAGAGAAGTGTCCATCATGGTTTTGAGCTGATCTAGACTCGTTTGCTGTAGTTTACCGCTCACCTCTTTGGTCAGATCAATTCTCTGCGTAAGATTAATTCTGCCATCGACGTTCCCGCCCACCTCAATTCTGGCCGTGTTGATGTTCATCGTCGATGAAGCCGTTTCCTGGCTGTTTGTCTGTATAAAACTGGACATATTCTGCTGAAGTTGTTCGAACGTTGACTTGTAACTCGTGGAAGCTGTCGCCCCCGTGTCACAAGGCCACAGAACATCACACATTTAATAGATACTACCGAAAATTATTTACACACAATTGAATTACCCTGAATATTACCAGGGGTTCCGCGATACATACAGAACCGGCCCGCGTCGTCAATCATAACGAACCTCTTGGCGGTGTCGGTGGTATTTTTCATGTTACCGGCGGCCAATTGCTGCTGCTGTAACGTGGCTAGATTACCACCACTCGTGCTCGTTTGCTGGACGGTTACCTTCGGGAGCATACACCATGGCGTGTTTCCATTCTTATCGAACACACACAAGTTGCCACTTGTGTCGAATTTTAGTTTGAAATTAGTTCCAGCACCGGAAGGCGTGCTCCATACAGCCGTTCCTGTGACAGTCCTGAGGGACAGAACGCCGTTCGTCGCCAACTCTAGTTTCTTTTTTGAAACTATATTTTCAATTACATTTGTACCAGAGTCGTCTATTTGCTGATCTTCGGTAAGAGCCGGATCGTTTTTAGGAGATCCAGCCCCAAGTTTCTGGTACATTCGAGAAAATAAAGGGGTTGTCGTGTAAGCAACTGGATACGTGGCGCACTTGTCGAAGTTGAAAGATCCCCAAGTTTCGAGTTCGGCCAATCCCCTGTGTCCAGACCACGTCAAATTATTATCACTTACAGTCTGACAGACAGTTGTGGCCACCGGTGAAGAACCATCAGTGCTCGTCGGAACCGGCTGATTAAGAAAACGTTTATTCTCCGCTTCCTCCTCTTCCTCTTTACGTTTTTTCCAATCAAAATAGTATGCAACCGCCGCCGCCACGGCCAAACTCAGACAGCAAAGTATAAGTAGTGCTACTGCCATATACTTTATGCGCAACAAAATTTACGGTCTCCCGTAATAGACCCATCCTTTTCATACACGCCTGGGTAAATATCGGCACAGTTGAGGTCCTTGTTTATCATTTTAGAACCACAATTCGGAGGCGCGGGACCTGGGGCGGGTGACATGGTGCTCACACTTCTGGAAAACATGACAATCACTATAATAACGAGCAAGGCGATGATTATATAGTCCTTCATTTATTTTCTGCGCAGAAAATAAATGAAACCTGAATACATCATCGCCATAATTTTAGCGGTTCTGCTTCTCATCTGGTTTCTCAAGCCGCGCACGTCGCGTATGGCTCAGTTCCGTGGTAAGAAGACTACAGAGAAGTGCCTGGATGGCTGGACGGAGCTGACCCCCGAGATTTGCACTCGGGACGCATAAAAATCTCGCACAAGTATAAATGAAGCGCCAGGATATCATAATAATTGCTCTCTTGGCGGTTATAGTTTTTGTTCTTTTCTTCAAGGTCAGCAAGTCGTACTTTTCTCCGGCTCCGGCTCCGGCTCCGGCTCCGGCTCCGGCTCCGGCTCCGGCTCCGGCTCCGGCTCCGGCTCCGGCTCCCGAAACGGCTCCAGAGAGTACATTTACGACCGCGCAAGTCTCAAAAGCTCGTGAACTATTTAATAAAGGTCTGAAAGATATAGACGTCGCGGTCGAACTTGTCAAAATAGGCGTCACTCCAGACGATGCTCTCAAAGTTATTACACAGGCCAAGGGTTCTCCCGCCAAAATCACATAGTTTACGAATAAGGTACGCACTTATTTGAACTGTTATTAGCTTTGAAAAAACCTGAATTAGAACATGTCAGTGACGAGATCGTCGCGGCCTTTGCTGTGCATTTGTTGGATGATGCAGAAGCATTGTACGTCGTCGGACATCCCGTGACTGTCGAAACGGTTCCCGTAACGGCCGTGCATTTGTTGTTAGTTAAATTTTTAGAATAACCCGCGGGGCACGTGAGATCTGTTGTTGTCACGGCTCTCGCCTTACACACCATGTTTGGCAGATCGGCGTCATATCCCGCAAATTGGCTACAGTCTATTCCAGTGACTGATCCCGAACCAGCCACGCACGTGTTTCGTGACGCGTCACCTGTATAGTTTGATGGACACCCGCTCACGCTCGTGACGGTAGCCGGTATGGGGTCACACGTGGGTGCTGTGGCTGATTTAGTGTAGCCCGCCGGGCAGGTCCAGTCACCCACTCTACCAACAGCAGTAGTTCGGGTGCCGTAACTCGTGCACCCACCCGTCTTCATATTCCTCTGGGCACAATATCTCTCGGTGGTGTTGTTACAGACTCCTCCAGAAAATGTTCCAGACGAGCAAGCAGTCACCGTCCCCGTGACGGCAGGACCACTTGTGCACCCACCCGTTCCCCATGTAGCGTGCGGCTGACTACATGTTCCTCCACTTGGATTTGTCGTTGATGGCGAAATGGCGCACGCCGCCCCGTTCCATGAACCCGCGCTACACGAAACAGATGTTGCAGCGCGCGTCGCTGGAGATATTTTACATCCGTCTGTCGAGTTCCAATATATTCCAGAAACGGAGCAAGTTCCTTCGGTTGGTGTGGTCTCCGCCTGCGTTGGCGTACACCCATCCAGAGACCACGGATTTGATAAAGGATTACACGTCCCACCCCTCGGGTCTTTGTTCGCCGGACTCACTGTGCATCCAGTTGTACCTGATGACCATGCGACTGCTGAATCAGAACAAGAACCCGCGGTAGGCTCGCGGTCTGCACACCCCAATGCGGTATAGCGATATTGGTTATTAAGAATTTGACAATCGACTGCGGTCGCCGGTCCATTCGGGTTTGCTGGAAATGTCACGGGTCGCGCCTGAAGCACATACGGTCGACCGTCTCCAGCCCGGCCATCGCAATTAAATGGCGGTGCTACTTTCCCATCGGGGCCAGCGACATCCGCCCATTCGCCAAGTTTATACACGGCTGGATCACAGCAAGACGTGGTATTACATGGCTGCGTTTCCACGTCACCAGTTCTGTTAGGGCAAGCTTTTCCGCCATTAGCAGAGGCTGTAGTGATTGTATAAGTGCGTGTTTTCGTACCTCCCCCACATCCTTTGGTACACCGGGTGTATTCTGACCACGAACCAACACAATCGACCGGCTG